ATACCAGTCAAATCGCTATCCTCAAAGTCGTGGAAGGAAAAGTCCTTCCCGACCTCAATTGACTTCGGCGCTCTCCAGAACAGGAGTTTCTGCCAAAAGGCTTCCGTAAGCAATCCCATATTTACCTTTCACATAATCTTTGAATTTAGTATCAGCTAACAGTGGTTCCCAATACTCTGCATTATCCGTGTCTGCCAAACGCTTTTTATCACCTAATTCACCAGTCTCCTGGTCAACCTTTGCATACCATCCATTGCTTGGCTTCTGCACAAAGTTACCTTCAAGTGCAATATCCATCAAGCCTGAATATTTCTGAATACCACCCTCAAAAGTGACTAAGAAAGGAAATTTAGATTTTTCACGGACGAATCTAGACTTTTCAATGTTGATAGTAAAATTATATCCTACCAAATCTGATCCTTCTTTCTCTTGCGCTTTACCGATAATGAATACCTGATTAGCGGAATACATTCCACCAGTGCCACCACTCATAACAGATTTGGAATACAATTCCATAGTTTGGTATGTGTGATTTACAGCAATACAAGGAATGTCTTTAGTTGTCAGATGCGGAGTAACAATTCTCCATAATGATTTCATCACGCGAGCCCGAGTCATGTCAGCCACTGATTTACCATCAAGAGCATCTTCAACCTCTTTTTTGGATGCCAGGTTACCAACAGAATCTATAAAGATAACAACTTTATCGCCGCGCTCAAGTGCTTCAAGTCGCTTTGATAAATCAAACTTGAGATGTTCAAGATGCTCAATTGGTATATGCAACACCCGTCCAGTGTCTATACCATTCGTTTTGATATATTCTGGTGTGATTCCGAATTCAGAATCATAAAATAAACATATAGAATCCTTGTGGTAATCCATATATGCTTTCACCATCACTAATCCCAAAAGCGACTTGAAGTGGCGAGATGGACCAGCTAAAAAACTTAGACCGGAACTTAGACCACCGTCAACCTCAGAAGACAGTGCGATGTTGATAATGGGAACACTTGTTGCGACACATTCTTTTTTATTGAAAAAAGAAGACTCACTTAGCAGTTCCGTATTTTTCAACGAATTGATTTTTTTCATTTTCTCAAGCAAACTCATATTTACTCCGTTTCGTTTGTTATATTGTTGATTATTTTATAGAGGGAAACTATCCCTCTTATCATTATTTATTGTCAGCACATCAGCCAAAGAAGCTCTCAAGTGAATTTGTTTTCTCTGGCTTCCAATCAATACAGTCAAGAATGATCTTGATTGGATCCAGATATGCTTTCTGGAATTGTACATCATAATCTACATAGTTGTCAAGTTTAAACTCAGTAGGCAGTCTAGATGGATACGAGATTACGGTATCATTGATTGGATTCGGCTGACGTAGATATGTAAATTTCAGCTTTTCACCTTCTTGAATCACTTGATACTTTTTGGTTAGATCGTGCTTTTTCAAAAGGTAATTGTAGAGTAGCGCACCCTTGACATGAATTGGTGTACCCTTAGTATATATCTGGCTACTGTCTGAGTATGTGTTTAGACCATTCACAGAACGAGGAAATGATATCTCTTCAGGCGGTAATTGACTAAACTCATTTCGGAAGTCTTCAATGAATTTCTGCACAGTTTCTTCATCAGTGGTAACAATCAACTTGATCGTTGCTTTCATCTTTTCACGGATAGCTGACGGTGTTGAAGACTTGACCATTTCCAAACCCATAACTTTCATATGTGGTTCAGCATACTGGACACCTTCGTTGTTGTACACGTTCAGAATGTAACGCTTCTTTGCTGTCCAGATACCTTTATCAGACAAGCCTTCGCGTTTCATTTGCATCTTCTGCGCAAATGCTTTTACATACGTAGCAAGGTCAAGATAAGACTTATCAATAAACGGTTGAATCTTATCTTCACAGACACGGTCCATGAATTCAATGACTTTCGCTGGAGGGAGCGCAAGTTTATCTGGCGCACCATACACCTTTGTAACAAGCTCATTGAGCCTGAGATAAATTGAGTCCGTATCCGATGCAATAACATAATCAGTCCCGTTCGTTTTCAGCAGGCTATTCATGTAGCCATTCAGTTTGTTTTCAATCCAGCGAATCGACAACTGACCAGCAAGAGTAACGGCTAACGCGATTCTCAAGTCATAAAAACGAAAGTACTGTGAACCCATAGCACCATAAGCAGAGTTCAGCGAAACTTTCTTAGCAAGTTGCAGATTATTATATCTAGCAATTTTATTTTCTAATTCGGTGCGTTTTGCAGAATCTTTTTCATTCTCATACTCTTGTTGAGCACCCAACATCATCTTCTTGAATTTCTTACGATCATTGTACATGTCTTCAAGCATCTTAGGCACAAAGCCTTGAATGTCTGTGCGAAAGAATTGACCGTTAGGTGTCAATGTAGCATTCTCTAGATCAGTGAAATCAATCTCTTGATTCAACAGGCGTTCAACATCAACACTAGATGATAGAATCTTGCGCATAGCAGGAGTATAATCTTTTGGATCAATCAATGTTTCTGGCGAGATGTTGTATTGCATCATCAAGTGAGGATACAGTGAGTTCAAGTCAAAGGATGCAACCCATTTGTGTAAACCAACCTGTGGGTCTTTGACATATGCGCCCTCAAAAGCACCATCTTTCTTAGTGCTACCCTTAGGAGGAACAATAATATTTCGCTCCAGCAGATAGTTGTACATGATAGCATCCCACATGCGAGTCTGTGTGAATACATCTTCAAAATTGGACTTGGTGTCAAATGCAAGAGTCAGTGACAACTCCAACAGCTTCAGCTTGTTCTCAAGCTCTTCAATCAGCAAAACGTCAACGATGTTATACTCAATGAACTTTTGATAATTCATTTTATACAATTGGTGCAAGCTATCAAATTCATCATATGATAGCTTGCTCTTACCCAATTCAACGTTGGCGATGTTGTCTAGGCGATAGGATTCTTGTGACTTACCTCCTGGCGCAAACCATTTGTACAATTCAATGTAGTCAAGTGATGCGACACCTTTGATTTCATAAGCAGTCATGTCGCGACCATTCACGATAGCTTTACGCTCATGAATCATATTCCATGGAGAAAGGCGCCGTGTTTGCTCTTCGCCAAGAATCTTCATGAACCGATTGTACAGATACGGAATATCAAAGAACTTGGTGTTCCAACCAGTTATGATATCTGGGCAGTCATGGAACCAATCTTCAAGAAATCTTTTACACAAATCATATTCATCACGGCACTTGATGTATGTGACATTATCATTATAATTGTTGAAATCACCACAGCCATACACTTTCATGTGCCCGCCGATGCGCTTCACTGCGATAGCGGTGATGGGCTCATTGGCTTTGTATGGATCAGGAAAGCCATTCTCTGAGCCAACTTCAATGTCGATAATATCAATAGCAATATGTTCTTGTTTCCAATCGACCATACCCTTATGTTCATCAGCAATAAATGCATACTCATACTTGGTCATGCCAAAAATCTTGAAGTTCTGAACACCATCATACTTTTCAATGAAATCGCGGCACTCACGAATGGACCCAGGCTTAATTTCATCAAGATACTCACCTTGAAGATTCTTCCATTGTGTTTGTTTATTGGTAGTCAAAAACAGTGACGGCGAGTAAGCAATTTTCATTTTGATTCTACGCCCATCCTCTACGCCACGATAGAGAATGTTGTTGCCAATACTAATTACGTTTGTGTAAAAGTTTCTGGTCATTCAATCTTTCATTATTATAAATAAAGGTGTAGGTCGCGGAGCTCGAATTCCCCCACCTACTCTAACGCTTACAGGAGCATCAGCATGAGTATATATTACATCTATCAACACCGTCGGAATGATACCGGAGAAATTTTCTATGTCGGTAAAGGCAAAGGAAAAAGAGGTATCCAGACAAACAGCAGAAATAAACATTGGAAAAACATAACAGCCGTAACAGGTTATACAGTTGAAATTTTGTTTGAAAATTTAGAGGAATCTGTTGCGTTTCTCGTGGAAATAGGACTAATCACAAAATATAAATCCGAAGGAAAAAAGTTATGCAATTACACCATTGGCGGAGATGGTCGTTCAGGTGTGAAACATAATGTTCAGTCCAAAAAGATAATGTCACAGAAAAAAACTGGCATCAAACTTTCAGATGATCACAAAAGAAAGATTAGTGAAGCCAGTAAAGGAAAAGTCATTTCTCAGGAACAACGCAAAAAAATCAGCGATTCACTCAAAGGCAGAAAGTTGAGTGATGATCACAAGAGAAAGATTCGTGAAGGAATAAATAAAATCAATATTTTGGTATAGTTGATGCAATCTGGATGCCTGATCCGAACATTGTATTATACTGATTTTCTAGCTCACGCACAGGTGAATTTATGGTAAGAATGTCACTGCGATATATTGTGATACCAGTTTCAAACTCTTGTGCATATTCCAGGTATGGAATAAAGCCTAGCATTGGACCATCTTTGGTCACTTGGGTTGCAACTTGAACAGGCTTCTTGATACTAATCAAGTCACCCCCTTGTTCAACATCACCAAGAACCGTTTGATTGGTTTTGAATGTAACAAGTTTCAATGTCATCGTGCTGGCTCCAGCAACTTGTTGACATTGGCTTCACCGAAAAATGTTTTCAGTGTCACCCACTTCTTAGGAAACAACATTTCACGACCACGGAAGTCATTGATGTTCAATGTTGGATCATTGACCAAACCAACAAGCTCGACCATATTGTCAAACTCACGCAGAAACAAGTCATACCTGTATGCTTGTAGATTGTTAGCTACAGCCAATTTATAGGCTAGCTTTGATGTATCAATATTATTCAATTTCAATATTACTCCATTGTTTGAGTTTCGTGAATTTATGTTGTTTAGCAAGCATTAGTCCTTTCCATTCTACGCCAACGTTCTTTTTTACAAGCAAATCAATCATGGCTAACAGATCACCCAATTCTTCTTGGAGCATCTGGATATTCGTACAATCTTTACCAGGTTTTATCTGGTCGGGACCAAAACGAAAGCACTTACTGATTGCTTGAGTTACCTCCGCACATTCTTCTTGGAGAATAAGCAGTATCTCTCTGGTATCTTCGTTCATTATATCATACTTTCACAAAGGGTGCAAGCACTGGAGCAGTCCAACCCTCAGGTTTTAGAACTTTACCATCAGCGCGTTTGATAACTTTACCAGTGTCCAAGTCAATCTTAGCTAAGTTACTTCGTGCAACCTCAGTCCATGCTCCATCAACATCATAACCTTTCATCTTGCAATAACCCAAGATGACCCAGATCATGTCCATACATGCATCAAGTTGTTCAACTTCGTTATAGGCTTTGATAGCGTCTTGGAATTCCCAATACTCTTCATTGATCAGATTACGATATAGACTAACATTCTCGATGCTAGGCAGTTGATCACAAGCATCAATGAATGTATTCACGTCCCGATTCATGTCGGTGTTCAGTTTTTTCAAAATAATTGCTCCATTTTCCATGCTAATATTTAATTTGGTACCTTCATACCAACCCATGTCTTCAACTAGATCGTCAGGCAACTCTAGAATGGCATCACCATTATCCAGAATTTCAACGACTTCTGCCTGATAAGTTTTATTCTTCAATTGATACTCTCTTCCATTCATCACCAATTTTCATCCACAATCTATCATCTTTTCCTACAGCCATCGCAACAGAGTTTGTTACCCGTGGATTATACTGAAATTGAATTCCATAAGGACTAGCAGGAATTTTTGATTCATCATATGATCCAGTGAGTTGTAGTGTATAAGCAGTTTTTGGTGGTGCAAGATGTGTGATATCGCGATTGGCTTCCGCAACTTCTTTTACCTGTCTATATGATGCCGCACCTACGGCGAATGCACCGATGATGCCTGCGCCTCTCAAAAAATTTCTTCGCATGTTCATAATTTTTCCACTTTCACTCCAGCTCTTTCCAAGAATTGAATGCCATCAGCATTACGATAATGATTACGATAATACACAGAAGAGATACCACTTTGAAAAACAAGTTTGGCGCAATCAATACAAGGGGCATGAGTAATAAACATAGTAGCACCGTCGCCAGACTCAGTGCTTTTTGCCAGTTTTGCGATTGCGTTGGTTTCTGCATGAAGTACCTCCGGTTTTGTTTTTAGTACAGGTTCACCTTTATCATAACCAATAACATTCTCACATGTGTTGTCCCAGCCAGATGGCATGCCGTTATACCCAATGGATATAATCCTATCATCTTTAACAACAATAGCGCCGACTTGTAATCTGACTGCGGTTGAACAACTAGCAAATGTTTCAGCAGTCGTCATGTATGCTTCAATGTGCTTTGTCTTCATAACAAATATGTATGTTGTTAGTTTCTTTGAGTTGATTAACCCATGATATCATTTCGTTTTCTCCGCTAATTGTTTATAGCCTTTTAGGGTAGGATGAACACCATCTTTATTCAGTCCTATAATTGGAAGAACAGTGTCACCGTAATCTTTTGATATATCTTTGATCATATCCTGAATATCTTGCTTTATCGCTGGCAAAATCCAAAAGACTTTAGCTGTGCCAACTTTCTCACGAATGCGTTGAAGTTCAGTTTTGGTTCTAATGCCTTTATGATCATTACTGCCCAAACTAATGATCACAGTTTTTGCTGTCAAATCATTTTTTAGATAGTCACGATTCCACTGCATACTATTCCAACCAGTCTTTGCATATACAGCACACTCAGGTCTAACCATATGTGTACCTACTGCAATACTATCACCAAGAATCAAACATTCAATCATTTATTTCTATCCAAGTATGATCACCCATAAACTTCACCTGCGTTACATACTCATAACTCTCAGGCTTTCCTGTACTCCAGTCATTTGGTCCTAGGTGCACCAACAAAGTTTTATGTTTCTTTGTTTCCCACACTAACCAATAGCACTGGCCGATGCTCAATTGAAACTGATACTCCGCTTCATGAACAGCATCAGTAACTTCTAATCTACGTTTAATATCATCAGCTTGTTTTTGTAGCACAGCAACTAGCTCCATGATTCTATTATGCTCTTGCTGGGCAAAATGCCTAGCGTTGTTGAGCATAATATCTTTTTGCTTAGTTACGGGAACAAGATCAAACTTAGGTCCACCAGCTTCTGTTGGATAAGGAGTAACATTTCTATTGATGAATGCAATGGTCAAATCAGTTGATGTTGAATCAAAGCTAGTTCTACCTTTAGATATGTTGCTCATTGTCAGATATCAATGTATTGAAGTTCAAAGCGATCAGCACAGTCCTCATAGTTGATGTAACCACGTGGATTACATACAATACGAGTTGAGCCAATCATGTAGTCAAAACGATCATGTGTGTGACCGTGTGTCCAGAGTTTGATTTGTGGATGATCAAGAATAAACTCAGACAAGTCTGAAGAGTATGCGCCATTCATCATCACATCATCTTGATATTGTGGCTTTGTTGACAACTTACTTGGAGCGTGGTGACCCACGACTACAAATTTTTCATCAAACATTCCCTCAATAACATGGCGAATATATTCTTTCATGGCTACATGATCTTCATATGCATCTTCTGGGCTGAATCTCGCAATTTCTTCTTTGAATTTGAATCCATCCTGAATCGTCATTCCTTTTTCATCAAGTGCATATTGACCAGCTTCGTCACGCTTGTACACAGGAACTTTACGAGTGAGTTTCCTCTTACTGTTTTGAACAATGCGAAAATCATTCATCATACCACGAACATGATATAAAGTTAGCGAATCGCCATTGTTCATATCTGTCCACAAAGTCCCACCGATAAATGTCACATCATTTACTGTAACATATTCACGGTCTAGAATGTGAAGATTTTTCAGATAGCCAAGTTTCTCTTTGAGTCTAGGAAGAGACAATGCATAATCACCATGATAGTGTTCATGGTTGCCAGCAACATACAAGACTGTAGGAAATCGCTCAGAGCATTCTTGGAAGAATTTGTGATAGCGATTGGACTTGTCGGCTTCACCCAACAGATTGTGGACATCCTGATCGTTCAACTCATTAGCTAAACAAATGTCACCAGAAAGAATCAAAACATCAGCGTTTTCTGTGTTTTGAAGGGAGATTGTTCCGAACTCTAGGTGTAGATCGGATGCAAGTGCAATTTTCATAATATAAGATGCCTTTCTATGCTATTAGTGTATCACAGAAAGGCTTTCCTGTCAAGTATTACTCTTGAAGAAGAGTTTTATTTTTGGTAGAAGTGAGTACTTTATCGTTACCACCAGAAGCGATTGGAATGCGTTTTGGCAGCTTTTCCTCAGGAATGACGTTCACTAGCTTGACGGTCAGGATACCGTTCTCCAGAGCCGCTCCATCCACTTGAACCGTGTCCGCTAGGCGAACAACTTTCTTGAATGCGCGAGTACCGATGCCACGATGCAAATAAGAACGATTCTCATCCACAGTAGCTTTCTTGCCACTGATGGTCAATTCGCCCTTTAGCGTTTCAATTTCAATTTCGTCTTCCGAGAATCCAGCCACAGCAAGTTCAACCAAATAATTGTTGTCGTCTAACTTGATGATGTTATGTGGTGGAAAAGTGTTTGCTGGAAGTTTGTCTAGTGCAAGTTGATCGAATGCATCAAAGAAACGATCAAAGCCGACAGTTTGTGGCACCAATGGTGCAAAGTTTAAGCGTCCTAGATTTAGGTGCGTCATGAGTTTTCTCCTATAAAAGCAAGTTATGAAATATCTGCCTCGAAAGCACAGAATAAACCGGTTACAAATCCGGTGTTGTCTTATCGGAACAACTGCTCTATTCCCGCTGTGATCATATTCAATGGCGTTGAATATTATATTTTACGTTGTGATTACAGAGCAACGGACGCCTGAGAAAGATTGCTCATTCTCTAACCGTTAACGTCAAACGGCCCTAAGGTGGGTTCTGTTATTTATACAATTTTGACAAA